ATGCACCTCACGCTATCATCAGTCAATCAGATCGTGCGTAAGTTCAGCATCGATCATGTGGTATTCTGTCTCGAAGGTCGTTCATGGCGCAAGGAATTCTATAAGCCTTACAAGGCTAATCGTGTTGCTGTGAATCCTACACAGGCTGAGATCGAAGAGAACGAGATGTTCTGGGAGACATATGATCAGTTCACCACATACCTTCGCGAGAAGACCAATGCGAGTGTGCTGCGTCATCCCAATGCAGAAGCAGATGATATCATCGCTCGTTTTATCCAACTGCATCCCGATGACGAACATTTCATCATCTCTACTGACTCCGACTTCGTGCAACTGATCGCGCACAATGTGCATCAGTATAACGGCATGGCTAATCAGTTGATCAAGCTTGATGGCTATTATGATGATCGTGATCGTCCTGTAAAGGACAAGAAGACTAAAGAGCATAAGCTTCTCGAAGATCCTGAATATCTGCTGTTTAAGAAGATCATTCGCGGTGATGCTACTGATAATGTGTTTAGCGCATATCCCGGTGTGCGCGAGAAGGGCTCTAAGAACTCTGTTGGTATTCGCGAGGCATACGAGGATCGCAACAAGCAAGGGTTCAACTGGAACAATCTCATGCTTCAACGCTGGGTGGATCATGATGGTGTCGAACATCGCGTCAAGGATGACTATGATCGCAATCGCGCTCTCATCGATCTCACTGCACAGCCGCAAGAGATCAAGGATGCAGTAGATTTGATTATTCGCAATGATGTGAGGACTACGCAGACGCCGCAAGTAGGTATTCATCTGATGCGCTTCTGCGGCAAGTATGAACTCACCAAGATTTCTGAACAAGCAGAGACCTACGCGAAGTGGCTCAATGCTCCTTATAAGGGACATCTGACCCCGCTGCGAGAGACTGCTTAAAGCAACAAACAAGGAGAACAAATGACTGAACTCGTCGCAAAGACAATCGTAAAGGATCAATTCTGGATCGTCACTGACGGTGAGAAGAAGATCGGTAATATCGAAGCCAACAATGCAGGCTACGGTCTCAAGTTGAATGGCAGTTTCATTCAGTTCAATAATACTGAAGAATTGAAAGAGAAGGTTCAGATCCGCTTCGAACCCCTCAAGACCAACAAGACCAAAGCAGCCTTGCCTTATCCGCAGTATCCTACTCCTCCGCGTATCTATAATTCATTGTTCGACATCAAGCGCGGGCTGCATCTGTTCACCGAGACGCGCAAGAGCAAGTGCCAACATGCCGCTGGTTGGTTCGTCATCGATCAAGGTGGCAATAAGCAAGTGGTGTTCTGCCCCAAGTATATCTTCATTCAGCGTTATCCCTATCAAGGTCCTTTTAAGACTGAGGATGAAGCGAATAGCATAAATATATCGTGATGCAATTTATACATATAAAAAGATTTATGGACAAGATGTCAGCGGTAGAATCCAGGCAGAACAAGGATGTCGTTCTTCCCATCACGGATGCTCGTGGTCTGCGTGATGATGTCGCTAAGTTGCTGGCAGACCTCTATGCTATGAGTGCTGATCAACCTAAGCAGGAAGAGATCACAGAGGTACAGGTAAAAGGAGGCTCGTTTAGATGAGCAGGAATCAACCGAATGTCTTGTTAGAATATGTAGATAAGAAGACCTACAAATGTGATCAGATCGTGGAAGCATCCGGTATATGGGCTGTATTCTATGATGATCAGCCTATCAATCTAAAGTCTTCGCATTATCTGTCCAGCGACACTGCACCCAAATACAAGAAGACCAGCTTCTCCAATCCAGGACATGCTAGGAACCTATGCCGCAAGTTAAATGCTCAGTTCAAGACTGACAAGTTCACCGTCGTGTTGCTTCAATCAGGCAAGCAAGTTTATCCGGATATGTTATCTGACGAGGATTAACGGGCATTGATGACCTATGCTAGGACCAAGCGAGAGATAACAGAAGCCATCCTAGAAGAGATGCGCGATGATCCTGACAATCCTTGGAAAAATCACACAACAGATAAAGTCATGTTCTTCTGGTGGATGACTGGTAGGAGTGGTTCTGGACTGAGGCTCACCGAGATAGGGCATACTGCTTTTACAATCGCCAAGATAGAATACTATGAGTTCAAGTTAGAGATCGAAAAGGATCGTAACCTCGTCAAGGATTGGGATCAATATATAAAGCAACTGAACAAGAAAATTCGTTGCCCCTATTATATCGGAATCCAGCGCAGGTTGCCATTCATTCGTATCTATGATCATAAGGTAGCAGTGATGATGACGCTATACGGTAACTTACAAGAATACTTAGAATCAGTTCGATAAGTATAAATATCTTGCAGGCTACTGCAAACACACACACAGGAGAAAACTATGTTAGAATATATCACTAAGACCGCCATAGATGCGGTTCAGTCAGCTAAGAAGTCAGCAATCGACACCTTCGTAAAGCACGAGGAACTTGCTAACACTCTAAATAGCCTGGTAGATGCTCAGACTGAGTATACCAAAAAAGCAGTAGAAACTGCGTTCGCTGCAGGCTCGCAGCTAGTAAGCACAGTATCACAAAAAGAATTCTTCACTGATGCAGTAAAGGCACATGCAGAAGAAGCTAAGTCTTGGGTTCCAAAGAATAGCAAGAAAGCGAAGTAAGATGTGGCCATATACTGAAGAAGAAAACGAGTGGCTATCATGAAGAACTTTCTTAAAAAATTAGCAGAGATATATCTGCACGGGCTACTGATCAATGGACAAAATCAAGTTCTGATGTATCGGGCCTTGTGGAGTAATTCAGATAAAGATTTTAACCAAAACAGTTGATTTAATAAGTCAACTACACTAATATGAAAAAATAGGAGACACACACATGATTATGCTTGGATACGTTGGATTAGTAAATATTGCTATTCCTGTGGGCTTGATGCTCACCGAAGAAATCACGTCATTTTTTAAGGGTCGTTAATAATGGAAAAAATTCCAAATCTACCAGAGATCAAATTTAACAAGAACGGGTATGAAATTAGGTCTGATATTCTGAACATGGCTAAGGAACTACTACAGGCAGAATATCATGCAAAGTTCATGGGCTGGGAACGGTCTGTGAAGAAGGATGAGACGACGGGAGAGATCGTGACTACGGTCTCTATGCCGGAGTTTCCAGGACTGGACAAAGTCTTAGAAACCGCACAAAAGATGTATGATTTCGTAAACCAACAAAAGCGATAATATCAACTTATTTGGTTCCTGAAGGGAGAAAAATGCCTGCATTGTCAGGCATTTTTTTGTTGACAACGGTCGCCCATTTTGCTATATTAAATCATAGACAAGCACACAGATTAGGAAGATTGGTATGTCCAGACCAGTGAAATCTGAAATAGCAACTTACAACGGTAAGATGCATGTCAATACGGTATTTACGGATACGAACGAAATGTTTATGTCTGCATCCGTGGAAGTTAATGGTAACTTTTTGAACATAGTTCAGGATAGATACGACAACCACTTGATGCTACACGCTGATGCTATTCCACACCTCATAAAGGCTCTGCAAAAACTTCAGCGGCAGTCTAAAAAGGCTTGACTTCGGTCGCCCATTTTGCTATATTGAATAATAAGTTGATGAGGGAATCGGACGATGACCAAGGAAGAAGCAGAAGATTTGGTTAAGTGCTATGGTCTTCATCGCCAGCTGGACGATGATACTCTTGAAACCATAGTCGCGCTGGTTCAACTGGCTTATGCAGAAGGTAGGCTCAAGGAGCATACTGAAGCGAAGGAGGTCCGTCATGACCTTTGATGAATGGTTTGAACAGGAGTTCTGTCCGTCGTTTGAATACAGCAACGATGATCCCTACAAGTATGAGAGTGCTGCTCGCCGTGCTTGGGAAGCTGGCCGGCTAAGTATTGTTGTTGAAAGGATGAGCCCAGAAACTGAACACAAGCATTCTGTCAGCATAATCCTCGTTGATAACATGAGTCGATATGAACGGGGCGACATCACTAAACAAGAGCTTCTTGCGCTTGTTACCAGCTTAGAACAAATCAGCATTGACGAAAATCAGCGCACTTTTTTTGTAGCTTATCGTGAGTTGATTGATAAGGTTGAAGTTAGATTGAAAGAGCATGGATAATGACTACCAACGCTTACCTCTTCATGTGGAACTGCTATGGTATTGAAGCCATTGTACCTATCACTGAATATGAAGATCAAAGCAAGCTGGATGCTTGGAATATTCTCAAGGGTGAAGCTCCCGGCAAGAATCCTCTCGACGATATCCTAGGTTCCATGATGATGCGGGCCCGTTTCAATGCAGAGCGTAGCTATGAAATCTATGCTATGGATTTTGCAGAAGGTATCACCAGAGAGAACCTCCTTGAGTTCTGGGATAGCCTGCCGCAACAAGCTGCTGATCTGACCCGCGAAAGGGGTGTCTGTATGTTCACCAATCGCAAGATGAACCGTACCATTCAAATCACCTAATATTTCGGTTGACAACGGGTGCCCATTCTGCTATGTTGAATCATAGATTGATGAAAAGTAAGGAAGGGAATAGAGTTATGCCATGGATTGAAAATATAGCAGTCGATGATGTGCATAACGGAGTACATCGGAATCCGGGTGAAAACTGTATGCTTATTCGTATTGCTGATCCTGATTATATACTTCCGGAACCTAAGCATTACTTCAAAGAAGTTCACTGTTTTAAGTTTCTTGATATTGAGGAAGAGGATTTTGCATTAGACGATAATATGAAATGCACCGGTAAGCAAGCTGCCGATCTTGTTGCATTGCTACAACATGCTTTGGATAAACAAATGAATGTAGTTGTTCATTGTTTCATGGGCGTTAGCCGTTCGGGTGCGGTATGTGAGGTGGGTGTATTAATGGGATTTGACGATACAGAAAAATTTCGTGCCCCAAATTTGTTGGTTAAGAATCGGATGCTACAGGCATTGGGGTATAACTGAAAAATTTCGGTTGACAACGGGTGCCCATTCTGTTATATTGAATCATAGACAGGAGATGACGATGTTCTATGTATTGTTCGATTCCGAAGCAGGCGGTTATATGAAGGATCCATATAGCAACAAACGCTATAATATGCCTTCGGATGGAAAACTTTACAAGCAGCGTAAGTCGGCTATTTACGCTGCAGGTCTTCAGAATGTCACTCGTAATATTCCTCCGGGGTATTCTGCTCCTAACAAATATTATCAGAACCGCCCGCAAGTGGAAGTGCATGAAGTTGATTCCGGATGGAATGTTATTTCTATCCATCAGGCTCTTCCGCAGTATATATGTGTATAATAAGGAACAGATAGATGCAAGTATTTGAAGGTAATCGTGGTGGCCTGATCAAGGCATGGATCGACGGAGTTTCGGTCGAGGATCAGGCTCGGGACCAACTGAACAACATCGCTGCTATGCCCTTCATCCATAAGCATGTGGCTATCATGCCGGATGTTCATTGGGGAATGGGTGCTACGGTTGGATCGGTGATCCCCACGCGGGGCGCGATCATACCGGCTGCGGTTGGTGTCGATATCGGTTGTGGTATGATGGCGCATCGCACGAACCTCCGTGCTGCTGATCTGCCTGATAACCTCTTTGGTATCCGCACGGCAATCGAAGCACGGGTGCCCCATGGTCGTACGGACAACGGTGGCAAGAATGACCGCGG